TAGTCCTTACTAAAAGACAATCTAACAGTACCACATACTGTTCTATGTATTGTATACACTACAGAACATACCGTAGTAACCTATGATACAATTTTTAGTCTTGCCACCTTTGATGTTAAAAAAAAATGCTTAAGAAAACTTCTATTAGTTCGGTAAGAGAGACTTTGGGTTGTTATAGTTACCTAGTCACAAATATCACAAATGTCACAAAAACAACTTCTCCCGAGACGGACATTTAACATGGAAAACTCAGACATCAGCAAACGACTCAGCATTCGCCGAGTTGCATTGATGCACGGAATACCTGCACGAGTAGTAGCACGAGCTGTAGCCAGCGGTGCCCTGCCAGCACTAAAAACTAAGACAGAGACTGGAAGAGACAGAGTTTACATTTCATACGATGACGCACTGTTTTGGGTTACCTCGCTACAATGCGAAACGAGTGTAGCTAAGTGAGCGGATGGGATAAAGCAAACGGTAGACTTGGACCAGCAGCCGAATGGTACGCAGCCAAAGGTTGGCATGTGCTTCCATGTTATGGGATCGTAGGTGGTCGTTGCACTTGCGGTGGCACTCATGCCGAGCCTAAAGATGTTGGTAAGCATCCTAGTATTGGTGAATGGAATAATCAAGCAACACCAGACGTAAACATCGTAAAACAGTGGTGGGACGCAAATCCGGAGCTTAACACAGCAGTGTTTTGCCGCCCTAGTGGATTTTTTGTAATTGATATTGACCCTCGTGCTGGCGGTCCTGATTCATTTGAAAAGTTTGAAGCTCTTGTTGAAGGTGCACTTCCACCGACGGTTGAAGCAATCACTGGTGAATACTCAATGGGTGGCAAAATTCAACGCGGTCGTCACTTGTTTTATAAATGCGATGAGTCAGAAGCTCTTGTAGGCAATCTTAAAAAAGCTGGCCTTGGCGGAATTGATATTAAGCACAATGGCTATGTTCTTATTGCGCCGTCACGTCACTTTTCTGGTGTTTGCTACGAATGGGCGCCAGGCAAAGCGCCATGGGAAATTGAAGTAGCTCAAGCTCCTGAAGATCTTTTAGCAGCTCTTCGTAAACGAGGCAAGCGCCCGGAAACAGCGTTAGGTGAAGGTGACTGGAGTTTCTTAGACTCACTCGATTTTGCCGGCGAGCGCGTTGATGTTGATCGTCTTCTTGCTGACGGTATCGACGAGGGTTCGCGTGCTGTAGATATTTATTCACTTGCTTGTGCACTTGCTAATAAGTTTCCAGTAAACACTGAAGCAGGTAAGCTTGCAGTTGAAACGATGATGATTCGTTTTAATGCTGAAAAGGTTCGCCCACCGTTGGAGCTTGAAGGCCCTGGCGGTTTGCTAATGCACGTCCGTCGTGCTATTCAATTTGTAACTGACAATCCAAAGACTGAACGACTCTGGCCCGGACTTAAAGAATGGGCAAACAAATCAACAGAGGAGAGTCGTGCAACTACTACGCAGGCAAGGCAGACGGCGCAGAGTTCTGCTCCGGACATTGCACCTACCAACCTTCCCGGTACTATTGGTGGCGCTGTTCACAACTCTATGGTGGATGGCGACTCGTTATCGTCAGCGACTAGCCTCAAAAACATCGATGTACCACTTGACCCAGATGCTCTTGGTGCAGAAGAGGGTGGGGAGCCAGGCAAACGAAGTCTTACTGACACTGGTAATGGACGCCGACTCGTCGACTCCTTTGGTCCCGCAATTAGATACACTCCAGGCCTTGGATGGTTTCATTGGGACGGCGGATATTGGAAGCCTGACGTTGAAAATCTCGAAATGCGTGAGCTATCTAAAAAAGTTGCGCCTATCATTGCAAGTGAGGTTGTTCACTATCTTGACGACGCTGATAAGCAGTCGGAAGTAATTCGTTGGGCGCAGCAAGCAAAATCAAACGCGCGCATAAATAGCTCGATTGAAAGCGCTACGTCCGACCCGCGTGTGCAAGTTGCTGTCGAGTCATGGGACAGTGATGAAACATTGCTTGGTGTATCCAATGGAGTTATTGATTTACGCACGGGAGAGCTTCTTCGTGGCCGCCCTGATCTTTACATTACGCGCCGAGCGCCTGTTGCATACAATCCCGGTATTCGTAATGTTCGCTGGGAGCAATTTATTGATTTTGCTACTGGCGGAGATAAAGAACTGCAAGAGTGGATCCAAAAAGCTGCTGGCTACTCGTTGACAGGTTTACGCACTTACGACATTATGTTTTTGGTTTATGGCCCGGCGGGTTCTGGTAAAAACACTCTTGTTGAAGCTCTTGTTAAAGCAATGGGAACATCGCAATACGCATGGCCACTTGACTCGAGTATTCTTGCTCAAGGTGACGGGAACGCGCACGGGTCAGATCTTTACCACTGGGCAGAACTTCGTGGTCGTCGTCTTGTGTGGGTAGACGAATTGCCAGAGTCTGAGCGCATGAAAGAAAACTCAGTTAAGAAGTTAACGGGTTCATCTGAAATTTCAGCACGTTCACCTGGTGAAAAGCCGTTTACATTCCAATCGCGTGCCAAGCTTTGGATTACAACTAACCACCGTCCGATTATTTCTGACGATGCCATGTGGCGTCGTATTCGTCCTATCCCAATGACAAAGGTTCCAGAAAAGCCAGACCCAGATTTGAAGCACTACCTGTTCGACCCAGAAGGTGGACTGCCTGCAGTTTTGTCTTGGGCAGTTGAAGGTGCAATTAAGCTTCTTGGTTCAAGCGAACGTGATGCGCTTGGCTGGTGCTCAGTTGTTAGTGAAGCAGCAGAGATTTATCGCAAGAACGAAGATCGTATTGGGTTCTTTTTAACTGAAGAAACTAAAGAACTTGAAGGTGCGTCTACTCCGATTAAGTCGTTGTACGCAGTTTATCGCGTATGGTCAGAAGAACGTGGTGAAAAGCCAATGACACAGATTGCCTTTCAACGCAAGTTGGCAGAACGCGGCCTAGACATTAACGGTCTTGGTTCACGAGCTGAGATCATGGGCAGAATGCTCATGCCAAGATCTGTCCCTACTGGAGATGTTGACTGGGGCGTAGCAACAAGGTTTGCTCGATGAAGAAGATTATTGATCTACTTATTAGAAGACACACGATTACCTTGTATACAAAAACTGGTCAGAAGATCACAACGCTAAGATATACTCGCCGGGAGTTTCAGATGATTGAAACCACCGCAGCCGCGGTTGGCCTAAAAGTTGACCAGTTTTTGATCAACGCAATTACTTTATTTGCAGAAGAAAATATCTCTTAGGTTACTAGTTTTTCAGTAACTCAGTGTATTATTTCCTTCTAAGGTTGGCGCTTTGGGAGAGGAGCGTCTAGGCCGGAGTGAGCGTCTTGATTACACAGCTTTGAGACTGCTCCTCCGGCCACCTTTCTTTATCCGTCTTTGTCGATGTAGTGTTTGACAGTTGCTGGGTACCACTTTTTGCCAAAGGCAGTGGCAATTCCATCTTTGTTGAGACGGTCAGCAATTGACTTGTATGACATCCCGGCTGTTCTGTAGTCTTTGATTTTTACAAAGAGCTCGTCGGTAATCCGCTGCTTGGGTCCAAGATCTACTCCCCACTTAAGACCCTTTTCCCTACGATCCTTGTGAACATCTTTCTGACGTTCTGCAATAATCCCACGCTCCATTTCAGCAAGAGCGCTCATGATGGTGACAACAAAGCGACCTTGGTACGTCGCCGTGTCAAGGTTGAGGTCAAGCATGACAATACGCCAGTCATTTTTGTTAGCGCGATCTACAATGCTTAGAAAGTCCTGAGTTGATCTTGCAAGGCGGTCAATACGCGTTACAAACAAAGCAGCTGCGTCGCCTCTGTCTAATCTGTCAAGTGCGTCACGAAGGACCGGGCGTCCTTGGATTGATTTACCAGAGCGGCCCTCTTCACGTAAAAGCTCGAAGTCGGTAAATCCAGCCATTTCGGCTGCGCGACGAAGATCACGTTCCTGAGCGCCCAGTGACATGCCATCGTTAACTTGCATCTGAGTAGAGACACGTGCATACAAGAGAGCAATCTCGCTTGTATTCTTTTTTGGCACTCTTATCGTTCCCAGTGTTGAACCGTTGACCAGCCGTTTGTTTCTTTGATAAGAGTAAAGCCAAGATCCTTGAGGGACTCAATGATTCGTTGTTTGTCGTCTTCCTGGCTTTGCTTATTTTCAATTTCTAGCGCGACTGTGCGCAAGTCATTACATTCTGATAGAGCACGCCAGTCATAAGACAGCTCAGCGCCTTCTACGTCAACCTTAAGAATGGTTGGGTTAAAGTCTTTAAGTATTTGAGACCAAGATACAACTGAAACATTGACAGGTAGACGCGCTCCTCGAGTGCGATACAAGGAATGTAAAGCAGAGCGACCGGAGTCACCGTCACCGTCAGCATCGATCCACAGGGAAGCAAAACCTGCCAATGCAAAGTCTGAATCATCAGCAACGACAGCAGAGTTTACCGAGAAAAACTTGTCACCGTAGAGGGTGCCATTCATTTGCAGAAGCTTGTAGTTAATTACTTCAGGTTCGTAGCAAGCTACTGTTGCGCCTGCTGCAAGAGCTGTTCGTGCAAAAATGCCAATATGAGCGCCAAGGTCAAGAACTCTATCATTTTCGTTGATGACAACTCTATTATATGAGTTTTCACGAAGAATGTACCGATCCCATCTTTGGTCTCGGTAGTAGAAGTCACGGCCATCTTTCCATGGCTTACTGATAATAGCGGCTAGTGGATCTACAACAGTAACTTCTGTGGTTACCTTTTCATCAGCTTTTTCGCAGGTGACTTGGTACGTCCCTGGCGGAATAAGTAGATTGAGCTGACTAATATTTTTGTCAAGAGTTACACCAGCGCTTGGGAAGCTATCACGTGTCTCGTACACTAAAGTCTGAGGCGGCAGCGGAGAAATAGATACATGCGCAGAAGTCATGTATCGCCGTCTGCTATCTTTCATTCTGACTGACATCGGGTACAAACCTTCTGGCCAGGGTTCTGTAGAAATACTAATGTTTTGCTTGAGCTTGTTTGTTTCCATGGCTTTCCTTATTGTTTTGTACAACTTCCTATGTAAACCCTTAATGTTAAAGGTTTACGGCAGAAAGCCTTATGCACCAAGGGTTTCCCCGTGTTTGGTTTCTACTAAGAGAAAGGGCCTTTTTCGGCGTACTTTTTCTTTTTTTGAGTGATACGACGCTGGTTCTTCTTAGCTCTTTTTAGCTTTTGACTGCTTACACCGGCTGAATTTTTTCGCATGTGTTTATTTTATCAAAAAGTCTCTAAAAAGCGGGTTTTTAGCGAAACTTGCTCAAACCCTTGCAGTGTATGGGTAAAACACTTTTTTTCCTCTTAGAGCCATATATACCAGGGTATGATCACTTTTATAATAGATGAGTCCCTTTTTTCCTGAGTGAGTAGAGTATAATTGCTAATACCTCAATAACTTCCCTTGCCCCTTTCCCAAGGAGAAATACGATGAAAATTTTTAGTGGCTTGTTATTGTCTTTAGTCAGTTTATGTTCTGTAACTAATGTGGCAATGGCACAAAATCAAACAATGACAAAGTACGAAATTGAAACTGTCCAAGTTGCTCAAGACGTTTTACTTGCCAAGTACAAGTTCAAAGAGAGAAGTGAGCGAGTCAAAACTCTCCAACGCGCCATTGGCCGCGTTTCGGTTGACGGGCTATATGGCCCACTAACTCGCAAGCGTCATATCGCGGTTTTAAAGAAGAATGGCCTTCCGACAACCAACGTACCTAAGGTGCCAAAGCCAGTTATCAAGTACAACATTTCGTACGACAAGAGCAAGCGCTGCCCACAGTACGAAGCCTCATTCGCAGAGCATGGCCTTGAGCCAGTCGAGGTGTTTTCGTACATTGCTTGGCGAGAGTCGCGTTGCAATCCAAAGTCAGTCAACGCTATTTGGGAAAACGGCAAGATTGTTTGGACCTTGAATAAAGATGGGTCGTACGACTCTGGGTTGCTTCAAATCAATTCATCATGGAAAACTGTCACGTCTGAAGTGTGTGAAGCTGAATTTGGCAATCTAAAAGTTTTAAGGAACGTTGATTGCAATCTTAGAGTAGCCAAGTTTCTTTTAGTTAGTTCGAAAAACGGACTCGGACACTGGAGTGTCCGTAGAACAAATTAGGAGGAGATTATGAAAATCTCTATTGTAATGTTGGCCTATCAAGGTGAAGTATCTTGAGGACTTTGCTCGCCTATATGGCGAGCGGAATAATGGCAATCACGGGAGTGATTGGCATTACAAATAGTTCTAGTCAAAAAAGCTCAGCCGTCGCTATTGACCGTGTAGCTGAAATGCATGTACTTAAAGAGCAGCGGAAGCAAGTCGTTTCTCCCATCTTTAAGAAGCCTGACATCTTTCACGAGCTTATGGGCAAGAAGATTCCAGGGTTTACGTTCATGCTGTATGTTGCGACATGCGAGACAGAACAAAACTGGGCAAATGGTGGACAGTACGCTGGCGGATTTGGTTTTATGCACAAGTCAAACAAAGTGCACAAGGACTACGCTGCTGTGCAATCAACTTGGCTGCAGTGGGGCGGATGGCAATTTGCCAAGCGCCCACAGGACGCGACATCAAAAGAACAAGCGCTTGTGTTTATTCGTACATTTGCAACAGGGTGGGTGCGACCTAACGGTGTGTTTCGCCCGCCGACAAACCTACCTCGTAGTTTGTGCCACGATGACTTAAATACTGGCTGGCACGTGTACAATGGTGCTGAATGGCCGGTGCCTGATACTTGGAGAGAAGGCGATCCTCAGATTAAGCCTTGGAAAAAATAACTATCCGCTAAAAAGGAGAAGACCCGCCGTCACCTCCGAGCGGCGGGTACTTCCCCCTAAGGTAGCGCTTAGATCTGCTACACTGTGAATTGAACTTTTCCGCCGCAGTTATTTTCCTTTCAGACCTGCGTTGGCGGAGGTGGCCAATGTTTCGTGTGTCGTTAGTCTTTCGACTTGTCGCGGCTCATAAGGTCGTCGTGACGCTTCTTTTTTGAGCCTGCTGGTTTAAGATCGTGTGTGCGAAGTGGGTGGCCAACTGGAAGAAGAGTTCTTTTCTTTCCAGAGCGAGTACCAGTTACTGTTTCTGCTTGCCCTGTTAATGGATTGATTCGTGTGCGATCGCCGGAGCGAACGCCACTTCCTTTTTTCTTCTTAGCCATTAGCTCGCCCTCTCTTTGCGATTCAAGCGACCAGTTAAGTGATCGTTGATGTGTTGGTCTAACTTTTCTTCAGTGCGAACTGCCGTGTCTTCGACGCGGTCAATTGACGCACCAAGCGATTTGCCAAGCTGTTCAATCTTGTCGACTACAAAGTTATGATCTGCTTTGTTATCTTCCCAACGCTTGTTGCCAGCGCGGCGGCCGCCTTCAATCATTGCAACGAGCACGAGAGCAAGCGCACCGATTCCAGCGACAGCAATCTCGGTCATGGCTATGCGCCAGGCTTTGGAAGTGCGCGCCATGCTGCTTCAAACTTCGCAGCGTCGTTTGCCATTTCTTGGTCAAGCTCAAGGTGAATCCACATGCCACCCTGTGAGCCAGCGTTATCCTTAGCGTCATAGATCTTGACACCCTTAGCGCCTTCGCCACGGGAACAGCGGAAGCCGCGTCCCCAGCCTGGGTTCTTGTCATTGACATTTGCATCGAACGCGTAGTCATGAATCTCGACAATGCCAAGTTCTTTTGCGTACTTGAGGAACCAGTCCCACATTTCAACGCCGGTTGCACGCTTTGCGTATCCGACGTCGCAAGCTGCGCCTGTTGCGTGAACACTGAGGAACTTATTCATTCCTGGGTCAGAAGCTTTCTTACCAGCTGTCTGCGAGTTGCGCATAAGACGATTTGCGTAGATTCCAAGATTCTTGGTCTTCCAACGCTTGCCGCAAAGCTCTACAAGCTTTTCGGTACCGGCGCCGGCTTTTCCGCCGTCGAATGCTGGGTAGTAAGGGTACTTGCGTGCCATGATAAATCACTCCATGAGGTGAGGGGAATTAAAGAAAATTATAGTCCAATTCTTAGACCATTATTTTTAGAGGCTGGTCTACGCAGGTTTCGTGTAGAATGGTTAAATGAAATCGCACCCGTACCTTGGAATTAATGAAGAGGTAAAGAAAATCGTCAAGCCTTTACTTAGTAACGGGGACGCTTACCACAAGGTGCACACAGCACGTCTTGCTAGGACTGCTCACGTGCTCGGAGATACTGTGGCGATGGAGGGTGGGAACAACTGTAAGGTCCTTGAACTTGGTACTAGTGGGTTCTTGCCAGTTGTTCTAAAGTCACTTTTTCCGAGCGTCAGTATTGATGTAACATCGTTTGACCAATCAGAAAGCTTAGAAGAGATTCTTGCAAATCCTGATGATGTTTCTGAGAAAGAAGTAGGGATTGGTGGAGAGAGTGTTCGGGTCACTGCCTTCAGCGTTGATCTTGAGTATGAGCTGATCCCTGCGCCAGACGAGACATACGATGTTGTTGTTTGTTGCGAAGTACTCGAGCACATGGAGATTGATCCAATGTTTATGCTGAGTGAAGTCAACAGAGTTTTAAAGACTGGTGGGAAGCTTTTTCTTACTACGCCAAATGTTTTAAGCTCTCGTGGAATTACAAAAATGCTTGAAGGATACGAGCCATACTTTTTTATGCAGTATCACAAGAACCGAGAGTATCATCGACACAACTATGAGTACTCCGTACGGAGTCTGTGGTCGCTGCTAAAGTGCGCTGGGTTTGACTCAACAGTTTGGACAGAAGATTTGTTTGAAGACGGGCTGCCACATTCAGTAAACCGTCTTCGCGACGCAGGGTTTGTTATTGAAAATGTTGGAGATAACATTCTTGCGATTGGTACAAAGATTTCTGAAGTTGTCGAAAGGCACCCGCGTGGTCTTTACGTTTGAAGATCTTGGTGGAGAGATTAAGTATCTTCGTCGACTAGCAGATAAGGATGACAAAAAATGGAGCGCATTCAACGCGTCTATTGGCGTATCGGACTCTGGTTCTTACGCCGTAGCTATTCGGTCAAGCAATTACGTGATACTTCCACACGGGGAACTAAGTGTAACTACCAGCGGACCAATCAAGAACAGAGTTTGGTTTGCAGAACTGAACGACAGTCTAGAGCTAGAGAACCTGAGACAGATAGATTTCAGTCGGTGCGGAATGGATATATCTCGAGGCGTTGAGGACCCTAAACTTCTTTGGCGCAATGGCAAATGGCTTTTTACTGGCGTTGCTATGGAAAAACACGTACCTGTCGCGCGCAACTGCATTTGCTATTTAGACAGTAAAGCGGAGTACGTCACAAAAATAGAGATCATTCCAGGTTACGAAACGCGTCGACCTGAGAAAAACTGGATGACTGCGTATAAACAACCAAAGAAGTTTGACTATATCTATGACGGAAATGGCATTGTAAAAGACGGAATGGTTCTTCATCGTCTTGCAGACGACAAAAGATTTTCAGCGCTTCGTGGTAATGCGCACTTAGTTGAAATGGCTGACGGGACGTATCTCGGCATCATGCATACCTTACGTGTAACAAACCGGGGGCGTAAATACTTACAAGAGCGGCATATTTATGTAGAAGATATTCATAAAGATTACAAGCATTGCTTTGTTCGATTTAGCAAAGAAGGCTGGGCGCTTGAAGTAAGTGACGAGTTTAGATTTGTCTCTGAAGGAATTGAGTTTGCAGCAGGCATTGTTAGAAAAGGAGATGACTATGTTATTTCTTTTGGTAAAGATGATTTGTCTTCTCATCTTGCGATAATTAAACAAGAGTCAGTTCATAAAATGCTTGCGCCTATAGACTAAAATAACTACATGCCAGAAGGACACACGATACGCCATTTAGCAACTGTACTTTCTTATGGGTACGTTGGGACGCAAGTAAAAGCGTCAAGCCCTCAAGGAAGATTTGCAGAAGGCGCTGCAGCTATTGACGGCAAGACAATGACTGCGACAAGTGCACACGGAAAACATTTGTTTCTTCATTTTAATGAAGACATTGTTCATATTCATCTTGGTCTTTACGGTTGGATTAAGAACAAGAAAAACAATGGACAGGAGCCAACCCCTGCTACTCGCTTGCGACTAATGAATAACGAGTATTTGTCAGATCTTTCTGGGCCCACCGCTTGCGAACTCATCACTGAGGAAGATCGCCAAGTAAAGCTTAATAGACTTGGTCCTGACCCAATTCATGAAAACGCTGACTCTGAGAAAGCGTGGATAAAAATTCATAAGAGCTCCAAGACTATTGGCGGATTGCTTATGGACCAATCTACTATCGCTGGAATTGGCAATGTATACCGTGCAGAGATTCTTTTTCTAAATCAGCTTTCTCCTTTTATTCCCGGAAAGGAAGTGACACGTGAAAAGTTTGACAACATCTGGAGCGACTCTGTGCGCTTGCTTAGGCTTGGCGCTGAAGACGGGAAAATCAAAACTGTAGACGAAAAGCATTTGCTAATGCATGGTGTTGAATTGCATGGCTGCACTCAGTATAGTTATGTGTATAAAAGAACTGACAACGCGTGTCTTTTATGCAACGCTTCTATTCAGTCAGACAGCCTTGATGGGCGCACGGTATATTGGTGTCCATCATGCCAGAAGTAATTGAAGACATTGATCTTAACATTAGTCAAGACGGTGCACACGATAAATTTGCTCACTACGTAGACCGTGATGAAGTCATGGAAGCATTTGTCTACGGTGTCCCAGTCATAGCGCTGTGTGGTAAGATATGGATACCAACACGTGATGGAAGCAAATACAAAATCTGCCCAACGTGCAAAGAAATCTACGATGGATTATCCTGACTGACTTTCTACCGAGTATAATTTTTTTCTCTAATCAAACTTCAGTCGGGAGTCTCCACCGTGCCATCGCTATTTTCATTTCGTATCAATGACGAGTTCGTAGCAGGGTATAGAGATAGACAGGCGCCTTTTGGTTATCGAGATGCTGGCGGAAACTCTGTTGGCGAAATCACTTTCCTTCGCACGTATTCTCGTTTGAAGGAAGACGGCACCAAAGAAACTTGGACAGATGTTTGCGAGCGAGTTATCAATGGAATGTACTCTCTGCAAAAAGATCACTGCAAAGCAAATCGTCTTCCATGGAATGATCAACGCGCGCAGACAAGCGCCAAAGAAGCGTTTGACAGATTGTTCAATCTGAAGTGGACGCCTCCCGGGCGTGGACTTTGGGTTATGGGCACTCCATTAGTAAATGTTCAAAAGAACTCTGCTGCTTTGCAAAACTGTGCGTTTGTTTCAACGTCTGAAATGACAAAGAACAACCCTGCAAAGCCTTTTGCATTTCTCATGGAAGCATCAATGCTTGGTGTTGGTGTTGGATTTGATGACAAAGGCGCAGATAAAGACTTCACAATTTATGCGCCAGTTGTAGCTGACGCACCTAATGTTTACGTAGTGCCAGACACTCGCGAAGGTTGGGTTGAATCATTGACAATGCAACTTAACTCTTACCTCAAGGCAGACCAGCAAGTAATCACATTTGACTATTCTGAAGTTCGCCCAGCAGGTACGCCAATTAAGACATTTGGTGGAACCGCTGCTGGTCATGAGCCACTTGAGAAATTGCACAATCACATTTCACGTATGTTCAATGGCCGTGGCGGACAGAAACTTTCGCGCGTAGATATTGCTGACATTGGAAACCTCATCGGAGTATGCGTAGTATCTGGCAACGTGCGTCGTTCTGCTGAGCTTTTGCTTGGTCGCCTTGATGACGAAAACTTCTTGAATCTTAAGAACTCTGCTGTCTACCCAGAACGCAACTCTTACGATCCTGATGCTCCAGGTTGGGGTTGGATGTCAAACAACTCTGTTGAAACAACTGTCGGTAAAGATCTTTCTAACATTGTCGAAGGTATCGCACTTAATGGCGAGCCTGGTGTTATTTGGCTCGATATGTCACGCAAGTATGGGCGACTCGCAGATCCACCAAACAACAAGGACTGGCGCGTTGCTGGATACAACCCATGCGCAGAGCAATCGCTTGAATCATACGAATGTTGCACGCTTGTTGAGACATATCTAAATCGTCATGAGTCTTTAGAAGACTACAAGCGCACGCTTAAGTTCGCCTACTTGTACGCAAAGACAGTGACACTTCTTCCGACACACTGGGAAGAGACAAACGCAATCATGCAGCGTAATCGTCGCATTGGTACTTCAATGTCTGGTGTTGCTAACTTTGCTGACCGTGTTGGTTTGCCTGTTCTTCGTGATTGGATGGACTCTGGTTACAACACAATCAAGAGCTATGACAACATCTATTCTGAATGGCTCGGCATTCGCGAGTCAATCAAGATGACAACGGTCAAGCCATCTGGCACAGTATCAATTCTTGCTGGCGAATCTCCAGGAGTTCACTGGACACCAGGTGGTAAGTACTTTAACCGTGCAATTCGCTTTGCAAACGAAGATCCAATGTTGCCACTTTTTAGAATGGCAAACTACCGCGTCGAGCCTGCGTCTGAATCTCCTGACACAACAAGCGTTGTGTTTTTCCCAATCAAGTCTGACGCAGAGCGTGCTGAGCGCGATGTAACAATTTTTGAGAAGATGTCGCTTGCTGCTGTTGCTCAGCGTTATTGGTCAGATAACTCGGTGTCTGTGACAATTTCATTTGATCCTGAGACTGAGTCAGACCATGTTGGTACTGTGCTGCACATGTATGACGGTCAGCTTAAGACAGTTTCGTTCTTGCCTTCTGGAAACTTTACGTATCCTCAGATGCCTTATACGCAAATTACTGAAGAAGAGTATCGTGAAGATGGTGAAATGAAATTGTTCCCTATCGACTTCTCTGGAGTTTATGGTGGGCTGGCGGCTGACGCTATTGGCGAAGCCTATTGCACCACTGATGCTTGCGAAATTAAGCTTATCAAGGAAAACACCAAGTAGCACATGGCAACAACGATCTCAGTTGGAGATCTCAAGTGGGCGTCTAAGGCTCAATGCATTGGCAACACTGAGATTTTCTTTGGAGTTACTAGAGAAAAAACTCACATTCGGCGGATGCGAGAAGCGGCTGCTATTGCCATATGCAATCAATGTTCTGTTATGGCAGAATGCCGACAATTTGCTAGAGACAATAGCGAGCTCGGGGTCTGGGGTGCTGAGACAGAAGATGAGCGTTACGCCGCTGGTTTTCTACTAGACCCAGATGTTGCCCGCCGTAACAGACGAAAAGGCCGTTAGGTCGGTTGTCTGACTTAATGATATGATTTAGCACGGGAGAGGGCTGTCTATTAAGGAGCTCTCTGGTGCAAATCAAAAAAGTGGTGTCGCGCATACTCATATGCGCAGGTGTGTTTGTCGGCGCTAGCGCAGTTACGATAAACCCTTCCACAAATAGTATTGGCGTACTTACTGGTGCACGGGCTAGTGCTGTTGCTGGTGGCCCAATTGTTCTTGACGGAATGGACCCTGTGTGTCACTCAGGTGGTGAGAACACTGGTCTGTATATCGCCAGAGTGCTCAAGAAGGTCCACGATGGCGCTAATAATCCAAACAATGGTAACATTGCCATTCTTGGCTCTAATGGCAGCACGAACTCTTGTGGAACGCCTTGGGGCGCAAAGCTTTTGCAGTACACAAGCGAGTTCTCTACTCCGCCTACTGTAGACTTTTACACTACAGACGCACAAATCAACTCTTTCTTTACGACAACCATCGTGTCTACTCAGCCGGCGCTGATTTGGATTCCAGATAACTGGGCAAGAAGACCTGCTGTTGAAGCAATCTTTACTGCCAACGCTGAGAAGATTGCAGACTTTGTTAACTCAGGCGGAGGGTTGTTTGCCAACATGGGTTCTTATGGCTGGCTAACTGCTCTTCTACCAAGTGCTGTTTATAACAATGGCGGATGCAATGGCGGCCCAGATGCAACAGGCGACGGCGCTGCAGATTTTGGATTGACTAATGAAATTGTCACTGCTTGCTGGCATGGATATTTTACTGGAGACGTTGGCACATTGAAGACGCTTGTTGATTATCCATTCCCAACAGCGTCAAGTACTCGTAAGGCAGTGTCGATTGGCGGCGGAAGCGTTTCATTGCCAAGCTCTTTTACTCTTGCGATGTCACCAACGACTCCTCGCGCTGGCGAAGATCTTACAATTACGGCGACAGCACAAACTTTGGCTGGTGTGCCGCAGGCTGGTGTGACTGTAACTATTACAGTTAGTAGTGGGCCTGATGCTGGTCAAGTGTTAACAGCAACAACTAATGCATCTGGTATTGCAACAATTACTGTTCGCACTAATGCTACAGGCACCGCGGTATACACGGCAACGGCAACAGTGAATGGCGTAGCAAAGACTGTGTCTGCTACTGTTTCTTGGGACGCGCCTACTACTACTACTACTACACCAGCGCCTTCTACCACTACGACCTTGGCGCCTACAACGACAACCGCTGCCCCTACGACTACAGTAGCTGCTGCG